CAAAACTATGCCTAAAGCCGTTGATAAACAACACAGTAGCAAGATAGGGGGAGTAACCGGAAAGGGGTGGAAGCCCGGTCAGTCTGGGAATCCGGCAGGGCGTCCAAAGAAGATTTCTGCATGGTCAGAACAAGCCAAAGAATTATTACAGGCGAGTGAATTAGATATAACAATAACACTACCAGATGGGGATCGGAAAAGGCTTACGCTGAAGGTAGAAGATGGCAAGACAATATTACACGCGGTAATAGGCTCTTTGATATTGGAAGCCCTAAAGGGGAATATACAGGCGGTGCGAGAATTGGCTGACAGAACAGAGGGCAAACCTGCACAGAAATTAGAGACAACAACAACGGAATTACCAGTTGGGTTTGAACTCAACGAAATTTGATGTCTTTAGGCATCAGAGATTATTTATAAAAAGCAAGGCTAAATACCCCTCCCTTGTGGCAGGGTATGGCTCAGGAAAGACTACTGCCTTTGTGCTTATGGGTATGAGGCAATGCGGATTAAACCCGGGTAAGACTATCTTACTGGCAGAGCCTACATATCCAATGATTAAGGATGTATTACAACCCACATTGGAGAAACTTTTAAAAGAGGCAGGATGGGATTATTCTTATTCTGCATCCGATTTAAGGTACATGGTTAGATGGGATAATGGCTATGCTGATTTGATACTCCGTTCTGCTGAGAATTACCGTAGATGGGCGGGGTTAAACCTTGCCTCTGGTGGTATTGATGAGGCTGATTTATTAAAGGATGATTCTGCTTGGATGATGCTTTTGTCAAGGTTAAGGGATGGGAACAGTTTACAGGCATTTATCACCACTACACCAGAAGGTTTTGGGTGGGTATGGCAATACTGGGCGAGTGATGAGGTAAAAGAGGGGTATGAACTTACTCAGGGTAGAACTGAAGATAATAAGGCTCTCCCACAAGAGTTTATTGACAGCCTTAAACTGAACTATGACAGTAGGCTGATCAAGGCATATATGGATGGGGAGTTTGTCAATCTCCAACATGGACAAACGTATTATTGTTTTAGCAGGGAAAAGAATGTCGGACAATACAAATATAACAGCACACTACCAATACGAATTGGAAACGACCAGAACGTTGACCCAATGTGTTCAGTTCTGTGGCAGAAGCATGACACCCATCCCAAGGTACGAGTATTCGATGAGGTGGTTATACGTCACAGCGGAGGAGATGAACTAATGACCGAGAGAATGTGCAGAGAGATTAAACGCAGATACCCAAACAAGGAGTATATGATGTACCCGGATGCTGGTTCATTGCAACGGAGAACATCCGCAAGGCGTACTGATTTTACCATTATGAAAGACGAGGGGATGCGGGTGATAATGGATAGGAGAAATCCTATTGTAACCGATAGGGTGAACTGTGTGAATCGTATGATGGAGAGTACGATTATAGACCCATCTTGCAAAATAATGATTAAAGATTTAGAGCAGGTGGTAAATAAAGATGGTACTCGGGAGATTGATAAGTCAAACAAGGAACTAACCCATATCAGCGATGCTCTTGGCTATTCTCTGATAAAGGAGTTCCCATTACATAATGTTAATATAAGGGCGATTCAACGATGAGTTATGGCAAACAGATGGTACTTAAATCAAGGTTCGATGCACAGCAACAAGATAAAGATGAATGGCTGAGATGTAGGCTTGATGCCCTGAACTTTTACAGAGGCAGAACACGGGAATACATCAACCCCTTTTACAGTAAGGACACTCTAAAGAAAATAGAGGTATCCAATATAAACATCACCAAGCGAATCATTGACCGTGTTTCACTTTGTTATATGGTTGCACCTATCCGTGAGGTAAGCAATGATGCTTACTTTGAACTAACAAAGGGCAAAGACTTCCGTATGCAGAAGGCAGAGACATATACAAACCTATTGGAACTTATACTCATCAAGCCTTGCTTTAGAAATGGCAGAATGGAGTATGATATTATAACAGACTTTGAACCTACCTTTGGCGATGATCCCATGACACCAATCTCAATCGAATATCCTTTGGCTACTCGTTCAACTGTACAGGACAGCACACCGGAACTATGGGCGTATTGGTCGGATGGTGAGCATTTCATCTATGATAAGAATAATAACGGGAAAAGGATATACAACGAGGAGAACCCAGACAATTTAAACCCATACCAGACCCTTCCATTTGTGGAAATTTTCCGTGACGGTAAGCCAGAGACATATTACATGGACACCGATGCCTGTCCCGATCTAATAAGCCAGAATTTGAACATCAATTTGATGGCAAGTGACAGACAGGCGAACATCCGATTTCAGTCCTTTGGGTACATATATATCACAGGGGAGGTAGATAATAAGTATCTGGAAGTTGCACCCGATAAGATTACCAAGATGCAATTAGATTCAACAATGGGAGTAGTAACCCCACCAGACACCACAAGGTCAATAGATGAGTGTATTAGAACCTCATACAAGATGCTGGCACAGAATTATCATCTGTCCACATCCTTTGTGGATGGCTCTGAACAGGCATCCTCTGGCATATCCCTGCAAATTAGAAATCAAGAACTAAACGACAAACGTAAATCATCTTTGGAGAGATGGCGTAATGTTGAATATAAACTCTTTGACTTGGAGAAAGTGATTATTTCCTCACATACAGGGGTTGACATTGGACAGTTAGATGTGGTGGACTTTAGTGAAAGCATGGAGGTATTATCAGATGAACAGCAAAGAGCAAAAGACGATTGGGATCTATCTCACGGACTTATTGATGAGGTTGATATATTGGTTCGTCGCAATCCTGATTGGGATCGTGATGATGCCGAAGCATATTTGGCGAAACGTAAGAAATCGGTATCTAACATAAAACAGCAATCCGACACAGAAAGCAGTATTTTTAAACTCGGTGCATAATTTAATCCATAAATATTTAGATGGTATTGATTCACTAAAGGATGGTGTTGATAAAAATAGTGAACTCATACTTGGCAGGATTAATTTGGATAGCATGCTCAAAGAGCCACGCAGTTATTTAAAAGCCATTGCCAAAGCCTTTTATGAGGCTCACAGCCAAGAACTGTTGAAGGCTATTGATATTGGCTCAGAACACGGGAAGGAGATAATAAGTAAAAGTGGTAAAGGTTAAACAGACTAAAAAGGAATTTGATTTTAATAATATCCCAAAGGTTCACAACCTTGTCAATCGTGTGGCTCAGATTATAGTTGGTGATGTGAGGGGTGGTGTGGCTAAAGGTGTGGACATTAAAGATAAGAAGTTTAAACCACTTAAACCTGCCACTATAAAAGCCAAACAGAGGAGCGGATCATCTACCCCCAACAAACCACTATTAGACACACACAGAATGGTTGGTAGAGATGCGAAGGGCGGTTCTGCCAGAGGAATGGACTTTACAGGCGGTACGGGCATATATATTAAGCCACACGCAACAAGGGGTAAGCATAGGGCAGCAATTAGAATACCTGCCGACCGTCAATATATTGGAGGTATTCACAATGAAGGATTGGGTGATATGCCTAAGCGTGAATGGTTTGGAATATCTAAACGAGCAGAGAAACGAGCAGATAAAATGGTGAGGGAGTGGATGAGACTGCTCTTTAAAGTATAATGCCACAGACTTATTCAGATGAGGCACTTATAATTGAAGCGGAACTATCTGCAATGGCTGAAAAGGTTGCCATTAATATTGAGGCTCTGATTATCAGAATGACCCTATCGGGCGTGGAGGAATCGGTTGTTACTGCCACCCTGTTTAGTGATCTGCAATCTGGTGGAGTATTATTCGGGTCATTTAAAAATGGGATTAAGAACATTACAAAGGATGCCATCCACAATGTAGCAAATATATCAGCAGGGAAAGAGTTTACAAAGGCAGGGGTTAATACGCTTATGTGGGTAACGGTATCTGGAAAGCCTTGCCCAGATTGTGATGATAGAGAGGGTGAGGTTGGAACTGCGGATTACTTTGATGCCATTGGCAACCCCAAGAGTGGTTTTTCTGTATGTGGTAGGCATTGCCTGTGTAGACTTGTCCCTGCATCTTACAAGGGTGACACAAGGATACCGAGGTGAGTTATGTTCTTTCTTGTATCCTGCTCATTTATATTATTGGCTATTTTGCTTGTATTTTTTCTTGGTTCTTTGGACAGGAGAGCAGAGAGTATATCAGACAGAGAAGGGTAAGCGGGGTGGATATTATTATTGGATCGCTGAACTGGGTCACCATCCTCTACACTTCGGTAAGGGACACCTACAAGTAACCTTACTAATAAGTAAGTAATTTAGTATAATAACAGACCCTTATTATAGAGGGTTAATCACTCAAGAAATAGGAGTAAGAAATGTCACAAGAAAATGTGAAAGAAAGCCAAGAACAGGCAAAAGAAAGCCAAGAACAGGCAAGTGTATTAGAATCTACTTCCGATTTTAACTACAAGCAAGATATGATGAAATACAAAACCCAACGTAATGAAGCAAGGGTCGAGTTGGAATCTATTAAAGCACAGAAAGAGGAAGAAAGGGTTAAAAAGTTAGAAGAAGATGGAAAATTAAAAGAACTACTTTCCGAAAAAAATGCTCAAATTGAAAAGATGACATCTAAAGCAGATAATCAGGGTGCTATTGTTGAAAAGTATAAAACAAGCCTTATTAATAGCATAACATCTGATGAGGAAAGAAAGGAATATCTATCGACTAAAGAAGTGGACTTCTTGGAAGAGTTAAAAAAAGAGAAGGGCGTATTAACCCAAAACGAAGTAATTGTTGCTGTTGACAGTTCAAGACCATCTGCGAGAGAATCTCGTGATGTTAGTTATGCTGAGTATCAAAAACAAGGCAGAGTTGACAGGGACAAGAACTGGAATCAGTTTGTTAAAAGTCAATCATAATTAGCGGTAAATAAAAACCCCCTGCGGTAACAGGGGGCGGTATTAGACATAAGCCTTATACACTTGGTTATAGGTATAATTTAAGGCTCTCATAAGGTCAAATGCCATTTGTTTATCGCCTTGTATAAGGAAATAATAAAATGGCAAATATTAATCCAACCACCTTATCCACGGACTTTCTTCAAAGTCTATGGACAGAGGCGGTTCAGGCGTATGCCGACCAAAGATTCCGTTTACGGAATATGGTGATGGACTATTCATCTTTAGCATATGGTGGTGCTGAATCTGTGAAAGTCCCATTACTGGCAGAAAAAACATCTGCATCTGCACCTACCGATTCATCTGCTCTAACTTTCGATTCAGGCGGTGAAACCACAGGAACAATCACAATCGATAATCACCCTTACGAAGCAGTAAGAATTGAAGATATTGCACAGGCTCAAGCCTCCAGCGATTTATTCGATGCTTATGCTAAGTCTCTCGGTTAC